TAACAGTTCCAATTAAAACACCTGAAGGTCAAGATTTAGAACACACATATCCACCTAACACAGTTTTCCTTGGTGTGATTTGGGAGCCTTGGGCATGGGAAATGGTTACCGAAGGAAAGATTCGTGGCTATTCAATTGGTGGTAAAGCAGAGCGTTTATTTGTTGATATTGATATAGAAAAAGGCGACCCAACTGTGTCGGATGTTCATGTTGATACAATAATGTCACCGTCAAAGAAAAAACCTAAGAAAGTAGAGACCGTATGAAGAAAGACCTGAGAATGTTAGGCGAACTTCGCAAAGGACCTTTGGCTGGTATGGACGAAGATGAATTTAAGATGATTGAAGAAGATGTAAAAAAGTTTGGTTTCAAAGGACTTAGCGGATACGCAAAATCAACTGTGATGCGAGCAATGCGCCTAATGGGTGGAGAGATTAACAAAGCGGTAGCCCAAAGAAGAACAGAATTAGACAAACACGGAGACCACGACCAATCTACTCATAGTCCAACGGGCGGAGCAGGAAAAGACATTCAAGATTTATCGCCTAAAGACCAAAAAGAATATATCAGCCGTATGAGTTCTGCAAGAAACATGGATGAAGCCCGACAAATTATAGATGAGTTCAAACTTAAAGCACCCAAGAAAACAAAACTAAATAAAGCAACATCTGTATCAGTCGGTGACATGGTTTCTTGGAAATCTTCAGGTGGAACTGCTGAAGGTAAAATTTTAAGAATTGAACGCTCAGGTCGTATCAATGTTCCTGATTCATCTTTCAACATTCAAGGAACTGAAGATGACCCTGCGGCGTTAATTACTTTATACCGCGATGGAAAACCAACTGACACTAAAGTTGGACATAAGGTTTCAACACTAAAAAAAAGTAGAAATTGAGAAGCACGGCGACCATGACCAGTCAAGTCATGGAGACTGGCGTAACGGTGATGACTCAGAGGGTGAAGATTCATCAGAACCTAAAAATGCTAAACCAAGTTTTGTTCCTTACAAAGATGATTCTGAAGAAGAGTTTGAAGAATTAGATGCAGATGACCCAAAGTGGATGGATACCATGGATTATCCAAGAAAGAAAAAGTAATGCCAAGCGTTATTGATGACACAATGCAAGTTCTTAAATCTATGGGCATTTCTTCTTATCGAGTTTCAACCCCGCCTGGGTATGCAGGAATTCAAGTAAATTTACCTAATGATTCTCAAGCATTTTTTGTTTGGACAAAAATAGACCAAACTGACTTTCACTTTAGGCTGGCTCGATTTTGGGCTAATGAGAACCCCTTTTCAATGTGGGTATCACCTAATTTAATTGAAGCCTTGACCAAGACAAGGGTTCTAGCAAACCAATAAATAGGCTCGAATTACACTTATGGTATTCTTCATCTGTCAAGACCCGAGGTTAGTTTTATTAGCCCTATGCTAAAAAAGACTCACCTCTAGTTTGTTAGGAGCATAAATGTCAAAACCCCGTACCCGCAAAATGGTGAATTTAGCCATTGAGGAAACGAGTGGCGTAGACCATCCAGCGCACTTACATGAAGGTTGGCTCGTTATGAAGTCAGCATCCGAATCTGAAGTTCAGAGGGTTCTCGACAAATCGCTGACCAAGGAGGACTCCACTATGGAGGATATGAAAACTACCGAGGCAACTGAAGTTAAGGTTGAAAAAACCGTTGAGGAAGAACTAGCGATGGCGCAAGCCCGTATCGCTGAACTCGAAGCCAAACTCGCCGAGAAGGAACAAAAGCCTGAAGTGGAAGTTGAAATGGCGATGAACGAGGACTCAATGGAACCTAAAAAAGAGGAAGAGGATTATATGAAATCCGCTCCTACATCAGTTGTTAAAATGATTACAGACTTGAAAAAGCAAGCAGAGGAGGCAACCGCTGAACTTCGTAAAGAGCGTGAAGCCCGTGCTGATGCTCAATCAGTAGAGAAGGCAAAGGGTTGGGCTAACCTCAATCTCAATGCTGACAAAGTTGGACCAGCGCTTCGTCGCTTGTCTGAGACAGATTCAGAACTAGCGAAGAGTGTTGAAGAAATTCTTTCTTCAGTTAATGCTCAGGCTGAATCAGCATCAATTTTTGCAGAAATCGGCAAATCTGCGGACTTCAAATCAGGCAATGCTTATGAGCGTATGACTACGCTTGCTAAGTCTGCCGTTGATGAGGGTGTAGCAAAGTCAATGGCTCAAGCCATTGCTGATGTTGCGTCAAAAAACCCTGACCTTTACAGCCAATACCTATCCGAGAAAGGTGCCTAAACCATGGCATACGAAATCTCTAACTACTCGGTAAAGGTCACCCTCGTTGCAGGTGCCGACCTTTCTACCAAGCAGTACACATTCGTCAAATTGGATTCATCAGGTCAAGCAGTCGCCGCGGCGGCCGCAACTGATATTCCAATCGGCGTACTACAAAATGCTCCAACTTCAGGACAAGAAGCAGAAGTGCTAATTGTCGGTGGAACAAAGATTGTTGCGGGAGCGGCAATCGGCGAAGGCGCACTTGTTGGTACATCTTCAGCAGGTAAAGCAGTTGCTTTAGTTGCTGGTACTGATACCACTAAGTATGTTGTTGGAACTCTTCTGACCGAATCTGCGGCAGATGGAAACATCGTTACAGCCGTAATCAACTGCGCTAATCCAGGCAGAGCGGCATAAGGGGGAAAAATAAATGCCACAGCCAAATATCAACTCCGTCCATGTGGACGCAATTCTTACAAACATCTCGGTTGCTTACTTACAGAACCAAGATAACTTTATCGCTGACAAGGTATTCCCAGTAATCCCTGTCGATAAGAAGAGCGATAAATACTTCCTATACACCAAGAACGATTGGTTCCGCGATGAGGCTCAACGCCGTGCGCCTGGAACTGAATCTGCTGGTGGCGGTTACAATCTATCAACAGCGACATACTCAACAGATGTGTACGCGTTCCATAAAGATGTTGATGACCAAACCGTTGCTAACGCAGACGCTCCTCTGAACCCTCTTCGTGAGGCAACAGAGTTCGTAACTCGCCGTCTATTACTTCGTCGTGAACTTCAGTTCGTAACTGATTTCTTCACAACAGGTGTATGGGCTGACGATGTTACAGGTGTTGCTGGCGCTCCATCTTCAGGAGAAACAAAGCAATGGAGTGATTACACTTCATCTGACCCAATCAATGATATTGAAGCGGGAAAGAGCGAGATTCTTGGAAACACAGGAATGGAAGCCAATACACTTGTACTTGGCTACGAAACATTCCGTCAATTAAAGAATCACCCTGACTTGGTAGACCGTATCAAGTACACATCTTCACAAACAATTACAACCGATATGTTAGCGGCAATGTTTGACATTCCTCGCGTAATGGTTGCAAAGGCAGTTAAGGCTACAAACAACGAGGGTGCAACAGAGGCATACGGCTTTGCTTATGGCAAGGGCGCTCTACTAACCCATGTTGCTCCACAGCCTGGACTACTAACACCTTCTGCTGGATACCAGTTCTCATGGACAGGTGTTTCAGGCGGACTAGGTGCAACTATCGGAACTTCACAATTCCGTATGGAATCCATTAAGTCAGACAGAGTTGAAGCAGAAATGGCTTTTGATAATAAAGTTATTGCTTCTGACCTTGGCTACTTTTGGAATACAATCGTCGCTTAATTAAGTTAAAAGGGAGGGAGAGTCTTAATTGGCTCTCCCTTTCTTTCTTAATAAATCTAATTTTAGAAAAGGAAAATAAATGCCTCAAGTAAATAGACTTACTCGCGGTGAAGCGGCAGTCGGCGCACTACAAATTGGCGACAACGATACTGTTTACGGTATTGAGTTCGGCACAGTAGCAATCGACCCTGCTTCATTAGGAGCAACAACTCGCGGTGCAACAACATTTACACTAACTGGTGCGGCTACAACTGACATCATTATTGTAAATCCACCATCAACCCTCAACGATGATTTAATCTTTGCAGGAGCCGCAGTAACATCCGCAAACACAGTAACCATTTATCTCTACAACCCAACAGCATCAAGTATTGACCAAGCATCAGCAACATTCTCATACTGCTGGATTGATACAACTGCGTAATATGAA